TTGGTTTGGTGTATCCTTGTCCTTCTGGCAGAACTTTGCTATCATCTTCCTTGCTAATCTTATTTTTAAATCTAACGTTTCTACAAAATGACTAATCGTAATTCTGGTTCTATTGACCCCGCTGTTGCTTGGATTGTGCTTGGTGTGGGTGTGTTTGCTGCCATCGTATTCATCGGGGGTCCTCAATACAACGTGTGGCAACAATCGCTAGCTGGTAAAGCAGAACTCCAGAAGGCAGAATACACTCGTCAGGTAGCAGTTCTTGAGGCACAAGCAAAGAAAGATAGTGCCCAACAACTTGCTGAGGCAGAGGTTATTCGTGCTGGTGGTGTTGCTAAAGCAAACCAAATCATCGGTGATTCGCTGAAAGACAACCGTGAGTATCTTCAGTATCTGTATATCACTGGATTGGAAGAAGGTTCTAACAAAGGTAACGTAACTGTTTATGTGCCAACTGAAGGTGGTATGCCTGTTCCTACTCTTCAAATGAACAAATGATGAAACCTAAGTTCCGTGTTATCTTGGAACAGGCAATTGATGAAGGTGTTCGTTACGGTTATCGTCACGCACACAAACATGTAGAAAATCCAACTGAAGAATCAATCTGTGAACATATTGAGGAGCAGGTTATGTCTTCAATCTATGAATACTTTGACTTTGATGAAACCACTACCTGATAAGAAAGAACTGGATATAATGTGGACTGTTGCCACATCAACCAGTATTGAAACTGGCACAAGACCCCAGTACGGGTTCGCCCAGATGCTGTATGATTACATCACAGACAAAAAACCTCTTGTTGAACTCAATTATGACCTACAAAGCAACCCTGAAAGTTCAGTTTGATTCTGAATGGACTTCCACCAATTACAGTAGTGGTTTTGATGATACAGTGCTCCCCGAAGAGCATTATACTTTTCAGGTTCCTGCCGAAGACCTTAACATTTATCAACTGTTTCGCTTCTTCGCAACTGTTGCCCGTGCAATGGGTCACAGTGAAATCAACATTATGAAAGGTGGTTGTGGTCTTGCATTTGGTGAAGAGAGAAGTCAAGAAGATATGCGTAAGGTTGCCGATGAGTTTGAACTGACTTTGGGTGAGGACTTGAAGAAGAAGTTTGATGATATGCGAGAAGCAGAAGCAGAGTGGGCACGACTTAAAAAAGGCCCTATGGGAACTGTCCTGACTGATGAGAAAGATCAATGCGTCGAGTAACAGTCAAACCCAAAAGCAGCAAAGCGAAGAATCGTCTTGCTAATACTATGGACAACAATCCTGTTTGTATTGTAGAGCAGGATACTGGCGGTGAATTGTTTCTTGCTTCCGAAAATCGTAAATACTTTTTCTGGGTTAGCACTCGTATTGGTGTTAATCGTTTCGGTGACAAATCTGACGCACATTGGGAGGTTGTTGAATGAGTTTTTCTAAGACTGTTTCTGTTTTTGCTGCACTTGCAAGTATTTTTGCTGCTGGTGCTACTGGTTGGAAACTAGCAGATTCTCAAAAAGAAGTTCCTTTGAGTCCATTAGATCAAAAGGTTATGGAACTGGAGAAGAAACTTAAAGAAGTACAAGAACCACAAGTTGCTCCACCACCAATTAATCTTCCAGCACCTATCGTTCAACCAACATCACTTCCCGCTCCAACACCACCTCCTCCCGTTCCCGAAAATGCCACTCCTTGACACTCTTGAATACTTCATTGATGATACTCAAGCATATCTTTCTGATATTGAATGGGAAATCCGTGAAGAAACCAACTATGATGATGAAGGACATCAAGAACGAATGGATGACTTCTGTGAGCAGTATGATGAACACAAAGCACGATTAGAAGATCTCAAAACTATCAAATCTATTATTGAAGCACAACAATGACTTACGACGAACTCTATGGTTACATCGTCAAGTATGTTGCCGATCCGCATACTACCATCACAGAGCACGATCATCGTCGCACCTGCTTGATTCTTAGTGCATTCATGGAGTTTATTCTTGACTGCCAAGAAGAAGGTGTGGATGCGAATACCATTGATATCACTGATTTTATTCACGAAAAACTTGACATTCTGGAGGGTAAGAAATGAGCGGCGGGCACTTTGGAGATTGTGGTTACGATTACTACAAGGTGGGACAATTTGCTGATGAGTTGGAAGAAGAAATTCTCAACAACGGTAAGGAGAGAAATGAGGACCGAACTTATGGTTATGAGTGGTATCCTAACCACGAACCAGAAGTGATTGAGTATCTGAAAGAACAACTGCCAAAGATGCGTAAGATGTCAGAGATTATGAGGCATATTGATTATCTTTATAGTGGTGATCACGGTGATGATACTTTTATGGAACGGGTTCAGGAAGTAGAGGAGAAATACAAGGACACTTGAAGAACTGGTACAAGGGCATCTCCATAGGTGCCCTTTTTGCCGTATAATGACTTCATACACAACAAACCGATGACCCCTATCAACAAACAACACTGGGATGATCTTTATGCTCGTCTACATGATGCTTATGTGGAGTGTATGAAGCACAATAATCCCACATATGAACAGAAGATTGCCATGGTCTTAGACCACATGATTAAAAACAAAAAGTATTTGTATATTCGATGATCAGAGCAATCCTAAATCAGTTCCCTGCTCGCTATGGAACTTATTTTGCTGAAGGTAACAAAATCCGCCGAACATTCTCAAATGGATTTAGTTACATTGTAGAGGAATGTAACTCACCAGAAGAAGCACAACGCATCGTAAGTGACCTCAACTATCTTACAGGTAAATGACTGACGCACAAAAGATTGATGCACTCGTTGATCTTCTTGGTGAGGTGATGCACACTCTGGATATGAAACAATACCATATTGATGATCCAACTGAATCTCATCAATGTGAGGTTGAAGCAGATGCCTACCATCAACAAATGCTCTCTATTCTTCATTCCAATGACTAAAACCTATCCCTACCTCAAATACATTCCACATTTTGTTGCAATTCGGTTGATTGTGCTTGGTCCGTTTGCGATTGCACAAGCAACGGCAGAGTTTATTTCCAACTCTCTGGATAAAGTATGTCATAAGATTGATAAATTTCTCCCATCACCTTATATTGAAAAGCAAGTAGAATGGGATCAGTTGCCCAAACGAAATCAAGAGGCGATTGAACAACTTGCAAAAGCACGGGACACTACCAAAGAACGAATTCTCATTCAAACTGTGAAACCATGACTAAATCATTACCACAAAAAACACACGCAGAGACGCTAATCAAGGTCACAGAAGAATACACTCTACGACCCAAAACAGGTGATCGTGCTCGTGTATGTATTGCTACTCTTCAGTATCTGCTGGATAACCTTGCTTATGAGCACGAAAGTTGTGATGAGGAGGACTGTGGTTATTCTGGAACTTATGTAGATGCTGACGACATCAACCATCTCATTTACCAACTGCAAAAACTGAAATGAACTACCTCTGCCTTGTTGATGGTGTCGTAGAATACGGCAGCACAGACCTCAACGACTTCAACCATTATCGTATGGTGTATTACGAAGACCACAAAGATGCTAAAAATGTAGAGTATCTTGTGCTGACTGCTGAAGCATACGACGAAATGTTCCCTTGTGAGGATGAAGAATGACTAAAATCCAACTCAAAGCAATCACAGTTACATACACCAGAACTCTCACAGTTGCTCCCACAACTGAAATGTTTGAAGACTGGGAGGATTATCCAGACCAAGAAGGATTTGAGAGTTTAGTGCTTAATGAATTGTTTGATAAAATCCATTATGAGATGGGAGGACCTGCAAATCCTATGCCTTATACTAATGTAGAACAGTTTGAAACTGTTGAGATTGACTGGGAGGGTGATGAAGAGGAGGAGGATGAAGAATGATTGAAGCAATTGAAGTCGCACTCTATCACGGAAATATTCTTTGTGCATTTTCTACCCGTGATGAATGCAAAACCTACCTCAAAGAAAAATACCCCGATATTGACCCCTTTGATGTTCAACTAAAAACTCAATACATTAGTGATTACAAACCTTCTGGATACTTTGACCGATGACTAAACCTTATCTTTTGATTGTTGGGGACAACTATTACCCTTCTGCTTATACTGGTGATTGGGTTGCTTGTTATTCTACCGAAGAAGAAGCAAAAGAAAAATGGGAAGAACTATCTAAAGATAAGTATAGTAATGATTGGTATGAAATCGTTGATTTGAGGGAATGGATGGAAGATACTACATTTGATACTTTTGGACCTACTGGACTTATTGGAGACCCACAGTGAAACTCTTTCAACACGATAAAAAAGTTTGGGATAATGATGAAACTGACCGCACTTGGCAGTTCGGTGTCATCAACAATCGTTCATTACTTTGGGTGAATTATGAAAATCCCAGTAGTTTAGTCCATAGTAATGGTGGATTTCACATCATGCTCTCATTTTTTACTTCTTCTTCTCTTTTTGGAGCAGATTTTCAGTTTGGTGATGTTGGATTGAGTTTCAACTTTTTCACAGAATACTTTGATGGGTGGGAAGAATGACTGACCTTGAACGACTACAAGCATACGATGAGGAACTCTCGAAAGTTATGCCGAAAGATTATAAGGATTGGTGGCAGAACTCAAAGGACGAATGGCCCTTAGTTGCTCGTTTGGTGATTGAGGATTTGGAAAAAGACAGAGAATGGTGTTATGAAACCATTGGTATGATGTCCAAGAAAATTGAGGAACTCAAAGAGAAACTAAAATGACTAACCAAGAAAGAGCAGAAGAACTCCTAAAAGTTATTTGTAAAAGTGAAGCACACAATACTGCTTGGATGCTTCAAGAAGTTCTACAACATCTTCGTAAGCAACTATCAGGAACTAATAAGGTTGATTTTACTGATGAACTGGATGTGATGTTTAATGCTGGATGGGATGAATGTCTCAAAGAGATTGATGGTATTTGTGATGAATTGGAGTTGCTATGACTGAAAGAGCACAAAAAATCTGGGATACTTACATCAACGGATATTCAGAAGCACTAATGACTCCTGTGGAGAACTTTTCTACTTATTTGGATAAGGATAGTAGAAAAATTATTGCTTCTGTTCTTCGTGAGACAATCAACCAACTCCAACAAAGTCCTGGTGTGATTATGTGTGCTGATGTGTTAGAATTGTGTGAGGAACTGGAGAAACTATGATGACTGACGCAGCATACAAAGTTTGGGAAGCATTCAAAGGTGAATTGATTGTTGAACCCACAGATGATATGAAAGAAGCACTTGCTACTGCTATCCGTGAGATTGCTGACCAACTTTATTTTGACCCTGATGTAGATTATCTAAATCGTCTTTCCTATAATGTGGAGGCACTATGACTGAACGAGCACAAAAGATTATGAAAGCATACGAAGCAGAGGATACTTACAACTTTCCAAAAGATGGAGTTGTTGCTGTTATTCGTGCTATTGTGAATGAACATCAATACTATCAGTGTTGTAGAGACCAGGATATAGAAGATATGGTAGTTGATGCTCGATTGCTTTATGAACTTGCTGATGAATTGGAGGCACTATGAAACTCTACCGATACAAGAAAGACGGACACCTTTATACTCTCTATGAGCAGTTAAGACCATTCTATAATCTTGTGGCAGTTCCTTATTTTCCAAATCAAGGTATTCTTGCTAAAAGTAAGAGGAGTATTTCTATGAATGACTTTATCGTGGTTGCTGAACGATGACTGACGAAGAATGGGAAACCACACTCAAAAGTATGAATGAGGGTGTGAAGAAGTGGGTGAATGAAGAAATTGATAAAATCAAGTATAATGTAGTCAAAGAGATTATTCAAAGGGAAACAAAAAATGACTGACGAACAACTACTCAATTCACTACAAGGAACTATGGCTACGATTGACCCGTATTCAGTTAAAAAAGAAGCAATTGATGAGTATCGTATAGACACAATTGAGGAACGACTTACTCGTATTGAAGATAAAGTTGATTTACTCATTACTCAACTTAAAATAGAGTTTTATAAGAAAAATGACTGAACCAACTGACGAACAAATTGATGAACTCTGGGATGAGATTGGAGGGTATTACAGTCTTTATCCCGAAGTTAGAAACACTATTCGTGAGGCATTAAATCGTTGGGGAAATGTGGAAGATGAAGAATGACTGAAAAACGATTAAATCACAAACTTGATATAAGTAAAATCAAAACCATCAAAGATATAAAAAATGTCTTTGAGTGTATGAACTTGTATGCTTCTGCCGAAGAAGACAACGAACAATATGAACTTCTCAAAGAATACTTCACGATCCCGAATGAGCCACAAGAAATCAAATTTGAATTACCACGCAAGTCATTAGAAGAAATCTCACAAGAGTTTGATGAGAAGATTGATAAACATATTGAGAGTATCAAACATAA